GGACATGTTAACGACTCGAATGCTTTAATTGTTTATAAAAGAAACAGTATTTATGACCTATTTCCAGGTGATTACAAAATTGTTATAAACAATAGTTCTACACGTTTCTTAATTAACCCAGAAACTATTAGTTCTTTAGCTGTTTCAAAAAATGGTGCATATTTTTCGCTGATCACAACGAATGGTGGCACGACAAATGTTTATGTATTTAAATTTTTGGGTAACAGATTTGTTAACGTATTTTATGTTGACTCAGACAATGATAATGCAAAAAATGTTATACATTCACACTCATTTCAAGATGACACAAGGGTTTTATTTTCGGAAGACGAAACTAAAGTTACTATTTATGGGCGAGGAATAATCACATATGATTTATCAAATCCTAGTTCAGTTTTATTGTCAAACACGTTGGTAGAATATTCAAATGTCTATGATGTTTCGTTAGACTTGAATAGACTTGCTACATACAATTCTACTACTGATATACTGACCATTCAAAATATAGATGAAAATTATAATCTTACAAAATCCGGTCTAAATATAAATATTTCAGATGTGAATAAAATTTCATTTTCAACCGACGGTACGATAATGGGTGTCGCCACACCCACGTACACATACATATATTCATACGACGGCTTTGGATGGAAACAGAAATCTTTATTGTTTCCGGTATTGGGTGGTACTACACTGAAAAGATTTATACTTTCTTCAGATGGAAATGCGATTGCTTATGTATCAGAACAAAATTCAGCACCATTTGGTACGGTGATAAGAAAATACGCGTACACGGGTTCCGAATGGGAGAGATTTTTGTTTACGTCAGCTGCTGATAACACGGGTGGTGTAGGCGATGTAAATAAATCTATGATAAACTACGTGAATGTGTTAAATGGTCCAACTAATGATACTATACGCGTAAGTACACTTCGCACACAGAAGGTAACAGAAACAGTTACAGTTGACACTGACATCAAAGAACTTTACCCCAATCAAATAAATAGTTGCAAAGTTTGTCTCGAGATGGCATTCCTTGATGATCACGAAAGAAATTTGTTAAGGAGAACAAGAAAAGATTATGTCATTACGCAAGTGCAACACAACACGTTCAACATTCCAAGGTCAATCGAAGAACATAAGTTTAGGTTAGACTTTATCAACCCAGTCAAAGAATTATACTTTGTGATAAAGCGTGAAAACCTTAGACAGTACGAAGATTTTGTGTCCGTCTTTGACTATGATAATGATGCTTTGATTGCCGAAAACAAGTTAATCTTCTATGAAAATCTCAAAAGTCTTGAACTTACTTTGAATGATACACCATACTTAGATGAGTACACTGGTAACTTTATCTTTTTGAAGGCTATTCAACCAGCCATTCATCACTCGAAGACGCCTCTCATTAGACGCTTCTATACATATAGTTTCTCATGTGAACCAGAAAAGCACTACCCAACTGGTCAAGTAAACTTTAGTTTGATCAACAATCAACTCATTAAGATGAAGGTTACTGAAAACACAACAAAAGATCGGACACTTGATGCATACGCCCTAAGCTACAATGTACTTAGAGTAGATAAAGGTATGGCTCGAGTATTGTTTAATACAAAATGATGATGAAGAGTGGATTTGGTGAATCCTCAGGTGAATTCGAGGATCGCCAAGCCAATGCACTCATGGATATATTGACACCTGTGCTTGAAAAAAGTATGCTCGTCGCATGCGAATATGCGAAAGCGTGTGGTAGAAGCACAGTTCTCGCACAGGACATGGAGTACGCTATCAAGTATTGTGTCATGTACACAGTCGGTGAAACTATTGGATCACTTTTTCCAGAAATTTATGACGACGAAGAATCCGACGAGGAAGAAGAAGAACTGGAAGAAGTGGATGAATCTGAATGTCCACCCTTTGAACGATACTCAGGTAATGATGAAATGTTCAAGCGAATTAATGAAGCCTACGACAAATGGGATACTTGGCAACCTCAAAGTCCGGTAGAAGAGATGTTAAAAAATGCTATTAATAGTAATGGAGCCGGTGGGTTGGTCAACGGATGAATTTAAACTCATTGATGAAGACTCTGAGTCGGAGTCGGAGTCGGACTCTGATGATGACGAGGAAGAACTTCAGGTCACAAAAGGGTATTCTAAAGATAAGGATCGATATAAAAAAATTTTATCAGAGGACGAACTGCTCCCCGAATAATTTTCTACATATGTAATATAAATACAATGTCGGCTGCTGCCATGGAAACCGTCACTCTCTTGACTCAAGAACTCCAAACGCAATCCTTGAACTCCGTTGTTGCGGGCTTCTCCTTCGCGGCCGCGATCTCTTGGTTGGACCTCGTCCGATGGTCGATCAACCAAATTGTCCGTGTCCAAAAGAACGGTGGCCTCCACTACGGTCTCACGGCCCTTTTCACGACTCTCCTTTCCGTGATCGTGTTCTTGGTGATCTCTCGCCTTTCCCCGAAGGTCCAAAAGCCGGCTGGTCCGGTCTACGCCATCACTCGCTAAGTTCTTTTTCGAGTGACGATCAGGGTGAACACACCTATGAAAACAATAACTGAAATCAGTACATACTGTTTCCATCTATAAGGATCCTCGAAATCCGGGATGCTTATAGGCGGTGGAAGTACACCCACATCCGGAGCTGTTTGCTCGGCTATCGACTTGAATTTACCCGTGTTACACTCGATTTCAAATTTCAAAATGTGATCTTGATTTCTAAAATCGTATGGGATGAGACGACCATTGCTCATATAGAAAAATTGCACTCGAAGACTCTCGATAAATTTTTGAGGTCCACTAAAGAAATCATGTTTGACTGGATCATCGGCAGCATTGTAGTTTAAAAATGAACTACTAGATGTTAGAATGTGACTTGTATAAAATGGTTCACGAACATAGACATCTTTGTTAAATGTGTCAGATCCGGAACTCAGACGCAATATCAACGAATTTGGTCCTTGAAGATTTATGCTCCCAGTCGTGTAAGTGTCACCCGCATCAATTTCAATATTTTGTGGAGGGAAACCCAATACCTGGTGTGGTGTGGTGTAATCACCTGTTGCAGCATTCGAAAGTGTGTCCTCTAATCCATTTTTAATTCGAGCATTCGTACCATTTCCAAATTCAAAAATATTCGAATCCGGACTAGCATCATTTTGGAAAGTCAACGCGTGCAAGTTGGAATCGTATTCAACGACAAAACTAAAGTTACCGTCACTTGTATTTATGGCTGTTCTGACATCATATGCGAGTAAATCACCGTCTGTATAAGACTTGTTCGGCAAAACTATATCAATATTATCAATACTAAAAGTATTATTTCTTTCATGAATTAAAGTTTGACTCAAAGGAATTCTCGCGGATATCAAACTAATTTTCCTGATGTCATAGATTCGATTCTTCAAATCAATGACGTAATCCGATGGGTCCGAATATTGTGCGTAGTCGCGTTCACTACTATCGATTTCTAAGGTATGGACCTCCATTAAAATTTGCGTATAAAATTTTAATGAGTGTTTTTATTTAGTTAATTGTGTTATGAAAAGGATTTTGTGCTAATTGGTTCTTGGCCAAATCTAATCTATTACCCATGACATGCGGGTTGAGGTGTCCCTTGTACGGGTTGAGTTCGTGGTAATCATTTTGCTTGTAATGTTGCATCCATCCACCGTTTGGAGCATTGATACGACCATCGACACGAGACTTGTCGTGACGGATGGTCGTCAAAACACCATGTTGATTCATCGGCTTTTCGCGGACATTCATACGGCCTGGGTTACCCATACGGTTCGGCTTAGCACGACGCTCGACCGGACGCATACCGTAAGCCACGTACTGATCAATACCGTAACCACTGGCATCTGGACCTTCACTGTTCATCATAGCCGCAGGTGCATTCACGTAGCCACCATAGAAGTTCGCAATACCCGGAGACGGGTTGTTCACGTGCATAAACTGAGCATCATTGACATCCATCTTGTTACGGGTCGGTGCTTGAGGCATCGTTTGTCCGGGAACGAAACGCTTACCCGGTGTGCGGTCAAGGCCATCTGTGCGAAGACCAGTTTCCGAGCGATTCGTAGTTCGCATAGTCTTTTGGTGAGAAGCACGCGGTGTCGAACCAGACATACCTTGGGCACGACCACCCGTCGGTGGACGACGTTCCGGAAGGTACGCCGTCTTTTCGGGCTTGTTGTAACTCACTTCACCAATTTCAGCACGACGACCACCACGAGTATCGACAGCCGGGCCAGTACGACCCGGGAGAGTAGTAAGACGGTACGCACCAGTGTTCACTGGGTTCACACGGAAGACTTGTTGATAACCACCAAATGATTCAACATCTGCACCAACACCAAGACCCGGACCAACCAACTTCTTCTCGACCGGGGACAAGTTATTCATGCGACCTTGATCATACAAACGCCCTCTCATCTCCAAAAGCTCCTGTCCACCCGTTCGGTTTTGCGGAGCAATAACAGCAAACGAGTCGACTTCAGTCTTTCTATCTCTGAAAGGGTCTGTGAATTCAATTTCTTCAAATTCAGTTTCAAAAAGTTCCGGTTGCTTCTCCTCAATTTTTTTAGGAGGTTGTTCTGGAACTTCACTGAGCTTCCGGCCGGCATATATGAGTCCGGCGACGGCCAACACTGACACGGGGTCTGCCATTCTTACTTCTTGTTAACATTTTTATTATTGCATGTATCGCTGGTTAAACATACTGTTCTGGATATGGGCACGGGTGCTCAACGGCTCGTAGGTTCGAGTGCGAAGTGGCACCTTGCATTCAACATTGTTCAACGGGAAGTAACCACTTTCGTGGGGCTTCACCAAAACCTTGCCAAAACGCGTCGTCGACTGAGGACGGAGTTGGTCACTCACTTCAATGTAACGAGCCGGCGAGCCATTGCCAGCCATGTACGGAGCCGTGCCGTAAATCATGGTAGACGGGCGGCAGCAGTGGTTGAGAGTACTCGGTTGCGGGTACACAAAAACTTCTTCTGTTGCCTTGACAGCCGGAACGGAATCATACTGCAAAAGGGTCAAACCGGGTTGCAACTGGTATGCCATTTATTATTACATAAGAATATTTATTCACCGGCACGAGCAGTACTTCTATGCATACCAGTTCTCTTATCACCACTTGGGTCAAGACCCGCAAAAGCTTCAAGTTGAACACCTCTCGCATCCGGGTTACAGAAAGTTGTGTCGGACTTGCACATCGGCTGGAACTTCTTACCGTAGCACCACTCTGCAAAACCAGTTTGATCACCGACGGCGGTTGTCACTGGGTTAGACACAAATTGTCTCGCCATAGCGTTGACTTGATACTGCGGCAAAGCCGTCCTGGAGCGACCCGGTGTGTACTTCATACGATTATTCAAGGTTGAATCGAGTTCGCGCTTGACGCTCGAATGGTAGCACGCCGACGGACGATCCGGGCGATCCGCAAAATCAGAAAGCAACATGTTACCCATAGGGTTATCCATAGTCGGCAACTGGCACGAAGATTCCGATTCTTCTTCGACACGAGTCGGGCGAGCTTCACCTTCCTTGACCATACCAGAATTATACATAACATAAAGAACACCTAAAACAGTCGAGGCCAGAACAAATATTCTGGGGTCCCGACGAATTAAATAAATAAAGCACGCGGCATAAATGATAAATCTCGACGCAGCGTTGACACGCTCGTCTCCCGACTGGGTATTAGTAGGCCAGAACTGCAAGACCTTGTCAGTACGAATGAGCTCTTGCGGGTCTTCAAACCAAACCTTCATTTATATAGTATGAGTTTATTTTTTCAACATGCTGCTAAACATACCCATCAAAGCCTTTTCGTCGATCTGACCGTCACCAGTCTGGATCTTATCGGCACAGTCCTTGGCAACATTTTCAATGATCGACAAGGTTTCTTGTGGGATAGCCGTAATCGTCGTACCGAGCATGTACAGCGTTTGCAAATATTGCCAGACAGCATTCTTCGTACCTTCAGACATCTTTTCATTCCAGTACTCTTCAATGTTCAAGTCTTGAAGAAACTCAATATTCTTAATATCTTCAGTGAAGAAGGTTTCATCCTTTTGAGAAATCTTGGTCGCAAACTTAGACACACCTGACATATAAGCTTCGACACACTTACGCGGGTTCGCCGACTTGAGCAAATCGAAAGAAGTCATAAACTTTTTGATTCCCTTTTCCTCTGGAAAAGTCTTGTGCAATTCCACAAGAAATTGACCCATCATATCGTTGAATGCAGTCACCGAAGCCATTTTACTGTATAGTACTAACATTAAATCTTTAAGTTAGAACGGCTCCGAGGAAATCGTTTCGCGTTGGCCTAAACCGTTGGCCACGATAAAATACACGAGAATCGCATTGAGAACAGCGGGTTTCACATAGCTACTATTGGGGAGCTTACCTTCATTGTTAAGTTTCGCCTTGGCGTGAATGTATCCAGCCGTGATACCGGCCGCGATGATACCGGCCCACATTGGGTCTCGGAGATAGTCTGACAGTTCCATTTAATTATAACCAAGTTTTTTTGTTCTCTCCTCGGATGCGTCACCGAAAAGAACATCGTCGTCTTCTTCTGGTGCTTCACCTGGGGGTGCTTGAACATTCTTGATGGTCTTAAACTCGTTGGCTAGGCTTGACATCGGAGGCACCGGATCCACTTCGGGGCTCGCTTCTGGTTCAAGTTCCGGACTCGCTTCTGGTTCAAGTTCAGGGCTCGCTTCCGGTTCAAGAGCCTCGGCTTCTGGTTCCGGTTCCGGTTCCGCAAATTCTTCGTCGTACACATCGGGATCTTCGGTATCGGTTTCCATGGCTTCGCCACCAATGTCAATGTTACGATCCGTTTGAGTCATATAAGTTTGAAGAATTTGTTGAACTGGAATCAATTCTTTGACGGTGGCTTCGATGCACTTGCAAAAACGTGCCTTCAATTGTTCATCGCGAATATGTTCAGATTGTTCTTCATGGAAGATGTAAGGATCTTTGTAGAGGTCCTTTGCGACATTGTTATAGCACGTCTGAATGAAAACTTCATTGGACGGGAGTTTCAAAGCAATCTTCTTGTTATCCGCATTCAATCGAACTGAAGACAAAATCTTAGTACACGCAACAAAAACTGCGGCCAAAAGATCGTTGAACCACGCACACCGAGATGCAATATTGTCTGTGTGCTTCTTGGACATTGCGTTACTCCAGTTTGGGACTTCCTTCAACAACTTTTGATACATGATCAAAACTTTACGACCCTTCGACATTGACGAAGCCTCTTCGTACATTTCAGCAAAAACCTCAATCATAGGTGGACACATAACCGTGCAAAGCTGCCCAATATATTCCTTCTTCGCTTCGACAAGTATGTCCATTTATCATTAAGTGAAATTTTTTTTAAAACAGGTGTCACGCACTATTTCCCCTGTATTTGTTTGCCATCTTCTTCAAATTTATGAATGATGGAAATTCTTCTTCTTCG